GGACGAGATACTCGCCCCCTTCTACCGCATTAGGTTCTTTTACATCACTCAGGTCAATGTCTAAAAATCCCATCACTTTGCCTCCTTTTCTTTGGTTTTTTCCTCTGTTTCCAACAGAGGTGGTTTGTCTTCTGCATTCAAGCCAGCTTTTTTGAGTAGTGCCTTTATATCTGCTGGCTCGTGAGTATCTATCTTCCCTGAGATTGCAAGTCTCGAACGTGCCATGAAAAGGCCATTGTTGCGAGTCAGAAGCTTATAGGATACCCCCTTACTCGTCTCGAATGTTGTAGCGAAATACACTTCGTCGAAGAGAAGAGGAATACGTTTCATTAACTTCCCTGTAATGAGAAGTGAAACGAACATCTTTCCTGTGGCCTCGTCTTTACTAGCCGAGTCATGACCAATTAGAATACAATCACAAGGAAGAGTGAGGAGCTGCCTCACTGCTCTTTCTGCTATAGTCATCTGCGGTAACCAATCTTGTTGGAAAGGTATACCGCCTGTCCTACCTGCCTTCTTTAACACTTCAAACATTATGTCTTGAAGCCAAGTAGTAGTGGAGTCTATAGCATAGGTTCCTATCCTGTCAAAGTATCCCATCTTCAGGCGACGATGGAAGTTTTCATCCCATGCTGCTGCCGCCTTAGGATGCATCGGGTCCTCAACTTCATAAGAAGTATCAAGAATGATGTTTCCCTTGGCATACTCATCAGGATAGAGCTTACCATTTAGCATGGCCTCTCCCACTAAAACCTTTGTCCCACCAGGGTCAAAAGAGTCTACGTGAAGAGGTAACCGTGCGGTTCTAAGTAAAGATGTTTTCCCTGAGCCTGAAGGGCCATAGATTAAAGTATTAAAACTACCGCTCCTTGGGTCATTAGCATACATCTTTCTTAGCTTCTCTACTTCTACCTTTATTTCAAGGTCTTTTCCACTCACTTTATCACCTCCTTTCTTAGTTTATTTATACTACAATCCTCCCATCCTCTACCTTCGTGGTAGTAGGTTGGCTAAGAGGATCCCAGTGCTCAACCATCATTCCTACTGGTGGTTCGTAACAATGTTGTAAAGGATTATCCCAAGCATAGCAAAAAGGAGAGAACCTACAGCCCCAATACTTCGTGCAATTCTCGGTGTTCATAGGGAAAGCAAAGAGAACTGGGTCGGACTCCTTGCATTTATCTAACCTCTCCAAATCCTGATAAATCATGTCTATCCAGAACAAGACAGTTTGCAACCATCGTTGCATGTAACCTAAGTTAGTAGGTATTGACTTCCTTTGAAAATCTATCTTAGTCTTCATTAAACTGACAGCGTTGATAGTTACACCGTCAATCTTCTTGTCAGGGAAGAGACAATTAAGGACGTGAGCGTAAGTTCCAACCTGAGTCTTCAACGTCCACTGGTCGAACCAGCGTGAGTTTAGAGCTCCACCCGTAGTTTTGTGCTCGAGCGAGAAAACTCCTCTTTCCCCTTCACAAATAGTGTCTTGCCTGAAAGCTATACTTCTATCATAATCAAGTGAGACTGTCCCTCCGATCTCAGTATAGAGAACATCAAAGTCCTCTCGGTCTGAGGCATATTGCTCGATAGAGTTCATCCGTCTCGACGGAGAAGTATGGACGATAGACGTCAAGGAACTTATCAAATGCTTCCGTAACATCTTCGTCCGAGTAACCATGAATAGCAAGATATTGCATAGCCGCATGCCACGCCTGACCAAAAACTAAATCATGATTAGGTTCTTCACCTTTCCAACCGAGGATGTGAGAGTAAAAATAATACCTCGGGCACATGAGATAGTCTTGTAATTTGCTTGAATCTATTCTAGTCCATGTAGGACTAGGAGTTAAAGACTTTTCCATTCTCTCTCTCCTTTCGAAAGTTTCGCTTCCGTCCTTTTTTCCTTTTTATTAACTCATCTATTTTTACAGTCCTCTCCACATAGACCTTTGTCGAGGGCTTGTAGAGAAGTAAGTTAAGCCTCCCATGAAGAAACACAAATATACTACATGCTATATGTCCCATAATGCTTAGACCTGTAGGCAAGATATAGTCTTCAGGAGAGGAGTTTGCCAGAACTATAGCGAATTGTCTATAGATTTGAGTTACCCCATACTTATTCATAGGCCCTTCGGAAAGGTAGATCAATTTGCCGAACCTCTCCGCATCAGAATGGTCATGGCCTCCACGATTGACTATATATACTCTAGCCATCCTCCACCTCCACGAACACAGGGAAGCGAGGAACTTTTTTGTCTGTAAGATGTTGATACTTTACGTGACAGAACTTCCCGAGCAACTTCTTTGCCTCCTCTTCCGGCCAATACTTGTCACGGAAAGAGTCAGTCATTCCACTACCAACCCAGAATTTAGTTCCATCATCCCCCTGAAGTTGGAGAGAACCGAGCAAAGGCTTATACTGTTTATCTTTATCCAACATCTGTTTAAAGCCTACGACTTCGTAGAAGTCATCTTTCTTTGGCTTAAACTTCATGACAAGTGGAGAACGCTTTCTTTCATACATGCCAAAGAAGTTTCTAACCACCATCCCTTCATATTCATCTTTGAGTAGTCTCTCATATATCCACATAATATCATCCAAAGAGTAACAGACAAAAGAGTTTACTTTTTTTATATATTTACTGAGAGACACCTTAGTATTCTCGATAAACTTCTGTAAGTGTAGAATTCTTTTATACTGAGAATCAGTAAAAGACACAATATCGAAGATGTGGTATTCTATGTCCTCATAAGATGGATGAAGATTAACCGTTCTGGTAACACGAGATTCTATCTCATTAAAAGGCAAGTTGTGAGAATAGAGCTCCCCATCCAGTTCTATATGCTCTTCTGCGAGTGGGAGAAGCTCCTCGTTGATGTGAGGGACTGAGACAATCTCTTCCTCTGTAGAGGAGAGAAGAGTCACTCCCCCATTACTACAGATAGCTCTGCATCTTATCCCATCGAGTTTGGGTTGGACTATGGTAGGGCCAGGCATCCATTCTTCCCACCTTTTCAATCTTCTTTCCTCGAAAGGATAGCAAAGCATTATACCTTTTCTTTTTGCCATTTTTTTATCTCCTTTCTTCCTCCTCCTTCTATTTTATTGGAGGAAAATTGTGGCATTTAGGGGAAAAAAGAGAGAAGACCTCTCGGCCTTCTCTCTTTCCTTAAATCTTACTTACTTTCCCGCCTTCAGTTTAGCAAGAATCTCCTTCTGTTTCTCCGGAGAGAAGCTTGCCCACTGAGATACCAGAGCGGATACAGGATCTATCCGTCTTGTTAGAGACACTCCAGGCTTCCAACCGGATAGAAGCTCGGAGATTTCCTCCTGACTCCTCCCCCCAGTCATATACCTTCTCATGGCAGCCTGAAGAGTAATTATAAATGAGGCTCGGGCGTTAGAAAAGACTACGTCTTTCCCATACTTCTCCACCATCTCATCCAAATCCTCACCGAAGTCATAGTTAATGGTTACAATCTTATCTTCTCCATCAATCTTCTTTCTCGCTGTTACTTCCATTTTTTACTCCTTTCTCCTTCTTTCTTTTTGTTAGTTAATTAATTTAGTTTACCTTCTCTTTCCTTTCTTTCTAAAATTTTCACCTCCTTTCTTTTCAATTTCCATCGTAATGAACTGCATTATAACAGTTCTATTTTATTTTGTCAATGTAAAATTTTGTGGATTTACTTCTTCTATAATGAAAAATTCATCGTAGAAGAAAGTTTACTTTTTTAGCTTTTCAAGAAGCCCTCTTAACCTTTCAGACTCCTCGGGATTTAGTGAATTGAGGACTACCTCAAACTCCTTATTGGAAAGTTTTTTCTTTCTCACTCTTTTCTTTCTTTTTATTCCACTCTTTCCTGGCGGAACTATTGTAGCAGGAGTAATCTTCATGAGCTCTTGCATTCTAAGCTTCATCCAATATTCAAGTTGGGGCTCTAACTCGCTTACCATCTGTCGATGAGGTTTGAGTGTGTCTGATAGAACCCTAATCTTTTCTCCCGCCACTTTTATCACTTCCTCCGAAGTTGCGCCCTTCAGGCGCTCGGGTCTACTTATTGGAATATGCATTTTCTTTTCTCCTTTCAAGAATCTTTTTGTTGATTTTCCTCACTACCTCCCCTTCAGGGGAAGCCATAAATCGCTTGAGTTCCTCTAAGTAATTTATTGTCTTTCTAGATGAGCATTCATCTTTCATCATCTCCTTCCTCGGAGGATAACCTCGTATTATCCTCCAAATAGTCATACGAGAGATACCATACTTCTTACTTATCTCTTTGTAAGTTAGTGTGCAGTAATCTTTCTCGTCAATGTGAGAAACTTTCCTTTTTCCTTTGTTCAAACCTCCGTGTTGTTTGACTGTCAAGCCATAGCGTCGAAAGGCATTAAGAATTGTAACAGGTGTTACTCCGCATCTTTCAGCTAACTGCTCCGATGTAGCACCTGTTGTATAGAGGTGGTGCAAGTAAAGAACCGCCTCTTTCGTCGTCTTCTTTCCCACTATGGCTTTCCAGTCTGTCATTTTTCATCCTCCTATAATTCTATATCTTGCTCCTCTTCTTCCTCTTCGCCTCGCAGCTCACTCAAAACACGTTTGAAGTTCTCTGCCCGAACGATTTTCCCTCCCTCGTCACTGTCTATGTAAGCACTGCACTGAATAATCTCCTTGCCGTCAGCTCTTGTGATTATCTCATAGGATAGAGAACAGTATCTCTCGTTAGCAAGAGTCTTGAGTTCCTCTAATGCATCTCTCATCTTCATCTTTTTTCTCCTTTCTCCCCTTATCCCTGGGGGCAAGGTAATCCCTTCTAATCAGGTCAATTTCTAGGTTATGTGTAGATGTCAGGCATCTCTTCGGAACCTCCCGAATCAGGGTGGAGTTTCTTCATCAGTCCATAAAAACACTCCTGAAACGTAGCCTCATTGGCTCCTATACCTGATGTCCCTGTTGAGAGATACATTGAGCATCTAGTTTCTTCCTTTCCTCCCTCGAATCCTGTTAGTCTGAACTGGATTAAATAGAACCTTCCTTTGGCCAGTTCTTTCAGTTTATCCCTTGCTTCTCTAAATTGCATAGTTATCTCCTCCTTTCTAAATTATTTCTTCCCCCATTGCACTGCCATTGCCTCAGCAATACCTGGGAAGGTTCGACTCCTTTCCTTTGAACGTTCTTCTTTTTTAACGTTTCTTATTCCCTCACACCATCCTATTTTTCTACCATAACACTTTTCACCCTGGCAGATATAGAGTGGTTCAGGTTCTGGGAGCATGTTAGTTGGCTTTAAAAGTGGTAAGCCTTTCAGCCATAGGCATGTTCGTTTCTTTACAGGGTCGCCAAAGTAGTATGGGTGAATAATCTGGTCAGCTTTGCGATAATGACTATTCATCCATCCTACCGGATTCTCTATGGCAATCCGTGGACAATCTGCATCAACGAACCGCATAAAGAATATGGCCGCTTCTTCCCTTTTCTTCATACGTTCCTGAACTTTCCATTCAGGATTCATCCGAAGAGAATAGTGCCGGTTACCAGCGTTAGAAAGATATGTGCATGGAGGATGAGATATAATTAAATCCCATCCATCATTCAAGATATCAAAGACATCTCCTTGTATATGTTTCCCTGGAATCTCAGTGGGTAGTAAATCGCAAGACCATGCGTCGTGCCCATATCTTGCGAAGGCTTCCCTTACCATTCCTGAAAACTCACATGCGATTAGAACTTTCATTTTCTTAAATTAACTTCCTCCCCATTAGAGCACCGAAAGCCACCGCTAAAATCGGTCTTCACTGTCAATGCTCCATGATATCTCTGTAATTCCCAGAATTGAGAATAATCCTTCCAACTATTGAAACTGTGGGGGTATTCTATACCGAGCGTAGCCGGAAACACTAATAAGAATACTATAGTTAGTATTATGGTTTTCATTCTTGTTCCCCAATTTGGCCTTCAGAAATCTTTTCCATCCTGTAATTGCAAATATACTCAGTATCATCCGGCCAATACTGTCCTTCTTCATCATATCCCTCATCTAAATTTTCAGGCCTTAGTTTCTTGTCACATTCAGTTGCCCGATGAGTAATAATACCACAGACAACAGAGGTCACGCCATCATTCCATTCATTCCTGTCATCGAGGTAATTATCGACAATTTCTTCTGCCGCATTCATTTGCTCCTCCTCCGTTGCATAGGTATCGAAGTCTCCATACATAGGATCATAGGTGAAATATCTGCCTTTTTCATGTTTCATATTTTACCTCCTTATTTAAAAAGTAGTTCAGCCTTGTGTTTCTTTGCCAGAGCTTTAGCGTAAGCAACCGCTTTCTTTTCTTGTTCTGGGTAGAATGTTTTAAGCCCAATTATATCATGAAACATCCTCTCCTTGTTTTCCACCTGTGGGATAGAATGTA